CAAGATCGGCTGGGTGATGAACGCCGGCAAGCAGGTCGGCGACTGGTTCGGTTCGCTCTTCGGNGGCGAGAAGCAGGCTGCNCCGACATCCACGGCACCGACGTCCTCGCGTCCNNCAGCGNTGGGNAGTGCGTCTTCGCTGGCTGTGCCACGCCCCTCGGTCGGCACGGCACCCGTTGGGGTGATGCCGATGTCAGCGGGCANTCCGGCAGTAGCAAACGCCCGGCCGATGGCAATGCCCGCGCAACCGCTGGCTGCGCGCGGCAACACCAGTGTGTCGCTGTCGGCCCCGATCACAGTCAACGCCCCGCCCGGGATGGATGCGCGCGAGATTGCCGCGCTCATCGAATCGCGCTTGCGTGCGCTGATGCGTGAGACCACCCGCAGTCCGGCGGCAGCGATGTACGACTGATTTTTCTGTTTGGAGGTATGCCATGGCCGAACGGGTGATGTTGGGCTTGGGCGAGTTTCGCTTTGAAATCGCCACGCTCGCCTACCAGAAGTTCTCGCTCAACCAGTCCTGGCGCTGGCAGGAGCAGGCGCGCATCAATCGCGATCCGGCCCTGCAGTTCGTCGGCCGCAACGTTGGCGAGATCGAACTCGATGGCGTGATTTACCCGAGCTTCAAGGGCGGCCTTGCCCAGATCGAAGCCATGCGTGCGCTGGCCGATGTCGGCAAACCGCTGCAACTGGTCGACGGCCTGGGCCGCATCTGGGGTGCCTGGGTGATCACCGAGATCGGTGACACCCGCACCGTGTTCGCCGACGATGGCCAGCCCAGAAAGCTGGAGTTCCGCATCAAGCTCAAGGCCTACGGGGAGGATCAGTCATGACGAGGCGCATTACTCGCGATGGCGATGTGCTCGATGACCTGGTCTGGCAGCACTATGGACGCAGCGATGTGCTGGCGGCCGTGCTCGATGCCAATCCAACGCTGGCGCAGTTGCCTCCGGTTCTCGAAGCGGGGTTGGTGATCGAACTACCGGATCTGCCGTTGCCGGTTGAAGCCCCGGTGATCCGCCTGTGGTCGTGAAGACATTACGAGGAGGGGGCAGATGCAACCTGTATTCCGCATCTACGCCGGCAGCAAAGAGATCACCGCCGCCATCCGCGACCGGCTGATTGAACTGGTGGTGACCGACGAAGCCGGCATCCAGTCCGATGAACTGAAGCTGACGCTGGACGACCGTCGTCGCGAGGATGGCTCGATTGCCGAACTGCCGCGCATTGGCACCGTGCTGACAGTCTCCATTGGCTATGCCGAAACCCGGCTGGTGTCACTGGGCCGATTCATCGTCGACGAGGTGGAGATCCGTTCGCCACCGGCCACCCTGACCGTATCGGCCAAGGCCGCCGATATGGTCGGGCCGTTTCGCAGCCCCAAGACCCGCTCTTGGGATGCGACCACGCTGGGCCAGCTGGTCGAGACCATCGCCGCCGAGCACCGTTATCAAGCCAGGATCGACCCAGAACTCGGTGCCATCCAGATCCCGCATCTGGACCAGACCGAGGAGTCGGATATGGCCTTGCTCACGCGCCTCGCCACCAAGCACGATGCGGTGGCGAAACCCGTGGCGGGATTTCTGGTGCTGGCCAGGCAAGGGGCCGCCAAGACCATCACCGGGATGGCGATGCCGACGATCACCTTGACTGCCAGCAATCTGGCTGAGTGGCGCTACCGACATGCGGCGCGCAAGCCCGGTGGCAGTGGCACAACCAAGGAAGCCGACAGCCAGAAACCACCAGCGACTGCAACCGGCGGCACGAAGGCTTACTGGTGGGACTTCGAGAAGGGCGAACGCCGGGAAGTGACCACCGGCCAGCCGCCCTTCGAGGAAATCCGCTACGTCCATGCCACCGAGGCCGAAGCCAAAGCAGCGGCCGCCACCAAGAAGAACTGTGGTGAACGCGGGCAGGGCGAATTGAGTTTCAGCCTGCCGGGTGATCCGCGCCTGGCCGCTGAAGGTCGATTGTCCCTCCATCTCAGAGCCGGCATCCCCAATGACTGGCGCATCAAGCGCGTCGAGCATCGGCTCGGCAATCAGGGCTACACCACCCAGGTCGAGTGCGAGCGCAGTGCCGCCAAACCTGAACCGATTACCTGACAAGGAGAAACCGCATGGAACTCACTCACCCGGTCGAACGACGCAAGTCGGTGACCCTCCCGCAAGAAGAATTCGAAGCCATGCTCGAGCGCGCCGCCGAACGCGGTGCGAAGAATGCACTGCACGGCGTCGGCCTCGATGGCGAGGATGCCGCGCACGACATCCGTGAACTGAGAAATCTGCTCGACGCCTTCAACGAGGCCAAGAAGACCGCTGGCCTGACCATCATCAGGATGCTGATCACCGGCTTGGTGATGGCAATCCTCGCCGGCACGGTATTGAAGCTGAAACTGTTTGGAGGTGGTCAATGACAACGCAATCCAAGTTCGCCAAGTTCGCTTTGCTGCCGGACTGGCAGCGCATCCTCAAGAAGGCCTGGAGCATCCGGCTGACGGTATTGGCGGGACTGTTCTCGGCGGCTGAAGTCATCTTGCCGCTGTTCAGTGATGTGCTGCCCCGGCATTTGTTTGTCGTGCTGGCGTTTGTCGCCATCGTTGGCGCGGCCGTGGCTCGCCTCGTGGCGCAACCGGAGATGCACCGATGATCCGGCCCACCCGAAATCTTGTCGCGGGCCTGTCGCTCTCGGCGGCAGCGCTGGTGGGGATCGTCATGCACGAAGGCTATAGCGACCGTGCCATCATCCCGGTGCCCGGGGATGTGCCGACGATTGGGTTTGGCACGACCGGCGGGGTGAGGCTCGGTGACACCACGACACCGCCGAAAGCCCTGGCCCGTGCACTGACGGATGTGCAGCAGTTCGAGGGCGCACTCAAGCAGTGCGTCACGGTGCCGCTGGCCCAGCACGAGTACGACGCCCTGGTGAGTTTCTCGTACAACGTCGGCAGTGCTGCGTTCTGCCGGTCGACGCTGGTGAAGAAACTCAACACGGGTGACTACCCCGGTGCCTGTACGGAACTGCTGCGCTGGACGCGGTTTCAGGGCAAGGACTGTGCGGCACCGGAGCATGCCCGACTGTGTGGCGGACTGGCCAAGCGCCGGCAGGCCGAATACCGGCAGTGCCTCGGGGAGGGGAGGTCATGATGTTGCCAATCCCCAAGCTGGCTGCCATGGGTGCGGTGCTGATCATCGCACTGGCCATCGGCAGTTACTTCACCGGCAAGCAGCATGGTGCCGCTGCCTGCGAAGCCGACTGGCAGCAGAAGGAACTGGCAATGGCCAGCCTCTGGCAACAGGAAGTGCAACGCCGCCAGGCCGTCGCCGATGCGCTGCAACAGCAGCTTGCTGCCAGCGAAACCCAAACCCGCACGATCTACAAGGAGGTGATCCGTGAAATTCCATCTGCCACGCTGGGCCGGCCTTGCCTGTCTGGCGATGCTCTCCGGCTGCTCGACCGTTTCCCCGCTGCACGCGAATCCAGTTTCCAGTTGCCCGAAACCGCCAGCGAATCTGCTGATACCGATGAAGCCGCTGCCAGCGATACCCAGGTCGCCCAGTGGGCCGCCGATGTCATCGAACAGCACGAACGCGAACGGGCTCGCTGCAATGCGTTGATTGACTGGCATCGGGCTGATTGATGCCGAAATGAATCTCCCCCGATCTCACTGCCTGACTGGCGGTGGGGTCGGGGGATTTTTGCGTTTCAGAGGTCAATTTCCACTCTTGGGGCCGATGATATTGATCACGCCAAGCTCTATCAGGTCAAGGATGTTGCTTACCTGCACAGCGTTATCTTCCCCGTTTCTTTGGTACTGCTTTTCCGGAAAACTTGTGTTCAGCGCAGCTGGAATTAGTGCCGCGTAAGCCTCCGTACCAGAAGCGACATCTGCTTCGGATATATCTCTCGAAACAACCGCAGTTGCCAGCCACTGCCCGGATCGACACACCATTACGCACCCACCGCTCATTCCGGAATAAAAGGGTGTTTCGATTTGTATGCAAGGCCAACGAAGATCACGTATTCCATCTATGTGAACTGCTTTTACCTTTGACTTGATGATTTGAAATTTTCCCGAGACTCTTTGCAAAGCGGCTTTGCCGTCCAGGGCTCGATGATGTGTCGAGCAGACTTCTGTCTCAAAGTAGCCAGCGACCAGCGCATCTTCTCCGATTAATGGTAATCCGCCAAAAACGTCAATCTGTCGATTCAACAAGTTGCCGTCAGCGTACTCGGCGCTTGGTGTGACCAATAAGAAGGCAATGTCAGTTAATTGGTTGGAGTATGCCTCTTGAATTTCAATCGGCAAGGACATGAGAGCAGGAATATTATGATTCTTGAGTACCCCCTGAATTTCAATTCTGTTCCAGGTCTTTTTGTTGCTTTCAATGGTGAACAGTGCACTTGGCGCGCTCGAAACCCGGCTTGGAACGTCGTGCTTTTCTGCTTCGTCAAGACAGTGTGCTGCGGTTAGTGCAATTGCGGAATTGCCCATTGCTCCAACAATGAAGCAGCTTCCCAGCCCCTGAACGTCCATGCTGGGCAGTTGAAGTGTCAACGGCGCAACCACTTCCCGCCAATCAGTGATGGCTCCTGGCATTTTCAACGCTCCCTGCCTTCGTTGACCTGTTCCTCGAATTGCCGAATGGTTTCGACAATCTTCTCCCACTCCGGCACATCCCCGAAGATCATCCCGGCCATGGCCGTGTAGTCCCGGCGCAGTTGGGTATCCATTTCCGGCAGCGGCGATAGCGCAAACGTCCCAGGATGGGCGGTGGCCAAGTCCAGATCGCTGCTGTTGAAAAACATCCGGGCGTGACGTGCGCAGTCCCTTGCCAGATCGAGGTCGCGAGCAACACGCAGGCCAACGTCGCTGTGCAGCAGGCGGTATATGTCGTAGTAGTGGCGCGAGACGCGCTGTCCTTGGCGACGCAGCTCGCCGCGCCGTTCGAACCAGCGACGCTGACCGTGAAGAATCACCACCTTGTCCCAGAACGTTCGCTCGGCATCGATGGTCACGACATTGTTCACGGTCAACATCAGGTTGGGCACATCCTCTGCCAAGTAAGGAGTGACCATCGTGGTGCGGTGTGGATCCAGCGCCGACTTGGCCCCAGCTTCGATTTTCACGGTCGGCGGGTTGTAGTCCCCGGGCTGAGTGCTGACAGCGGGATAGGCGATGAGCAGGGTTTGCTGATCCGGATCGTCCGGGTCCAATGTGACAGCCGACGGGCTGAAGGGCAAGCCAGTCTTTTCAAACGCCGACGCGATGCTGGTGGTCAGGCGTTCCTTGAGCGTTGATGTGATGTAGCGCTGGCAGGCCTCTTTGATCGCGTTCAGGTCCGCGCGCTGCTTTTTTCCGCTCAGCCCCTCAAGGTCTTCCACATTAACCGCCTGACCAAGATCCTCTCGGAATACGGTGATGTCGATGTCCTCGGAAAACCGGGATATCAGGCCATGGCTCTTCGAGAGAGACGTACCACCCTTGAACAGCAGCCGGGGCTCACCATCACCGGCGCCGTTGAACAACAGATCCAGCACCCAGCACACCCAGAAGTCTTTCTCGACATTCTGAATGGGTGTACCCAGCCGCATTGAGGTGCTTAGGAACAAGTCACGGCGATCCGCTTCTGCGGCCGCCATGATGTCGTGAAATCCGGGCGTCATTGATGAGCTCCTTGCGCGACGTGCCGCTCAGCGTGAGGCGCTGATGGCATTGGGGCCATCAAACAGGCCTTGCCGCTCGCACCGGCGTCGTCGGCTTCCTTCAGGATTTCGCGCAGCAGATACTGCATCCACGCCGGCAGTGTGGGCAGGCCTTGCCGGAGGTCATCTCTCAGCACCCCACTGGCGTCACTTGCCAGCAATCGCTTGAGTCGGGTGGAGACGGCATCGCGCTGCTCAGAAAGGGTGTCGCGCAGCCAGTGCAATGCCTGGACGATTTGCATGGCCGGGCGGCCCGCCCAGTACAACTTGCTGGCGGCCGTGAACCTAAACTGGATGGTGAGGTTGCCCAGTTGAATGGGGCGCAGGCGTCCATCGGTGTGCACCACCACCTGGGCCGGTACGGCATCGGTCAGCCCCAAGGCATTCGCAGCGGTCATGCCGTCGACCAATACACGCACTTGGTCTCGGCGGCTGACCGCATCAATCACGCTGCGGTAGTCTGGTGCTGCAGCCTTGCCCGTCAGTGCATTCTGTCGCGGTTGATCATAGAGCCCCCGATCCACACGCCGAAGATCCCCTGCGGCCACCAAGCGCTGCAGCGCTTTGTCGATGGCATCGCGTGGACCAAGATCGAGGAAGTCCACAGGCGTCCACACGTAGCCCGGCTGACGCCCGGCTATTCGGTCACTGATCTGTGATTTGAGATTGAGACTTGGGCCTCGCATGACACCCTCCTGTCCGATTAGTATATACACAAATCGGACAAAACGGGAGAGGTGAGAGGGCTTTGTCCGAATAGTGTTTCTTACCTTCGGACAAATTAGGCGGTAGCCACTGCCGCCTGCCCCTCATTCGCCGCCACCCCGACTCGACTCACCCGGGCACCGGCGACCACACTCCCCACCACATTCACCGCCTCGAGCATCGCCTGCGGCGACAAGTGCGCGTAGCGCATCGTCACCTTGGGATCGTGGTGCCCGAGGAGTTTCTGCACCTCATACAGCGACCGCCCGGCATTCACCAGGAAACTCGCGTAGCTGTGGCGCAAGTCATGCAGCCGCACTTCCGCCAGCCCGACCTTTTTCCGGATCGAGTCCCAGGCGTAGAAGATCGACACCGGCGGCTTCTTCGTCTTGGGATTGAAGAACACCCAGGGGATATCGTCCTGCCGGGGCAGCGACAGCAGCAATTCCACCGCCGCATCCGACAGCGGAATGTGGCGTGGCTTCTTCGACTTCGACCGTGCCGCCGGCACCGTCAGCAAGCGCCGGTTGAAATCGATCTCGTCCCAGCGGGCATCCAGCACCTCCCGTTTCCTTGCCCCGGTGTAGAGCAGTAGCCGGATCACCTGGCCGACCTGCACATTGCGGTTGGTGTCGAGCTCATCAAACAAGCGCCCCACCTCCTCGGTGGTGAGGTACCGTTCCCGTGCGCCATTGTCCTCGAACGGCTCGACGCCATGACATGGATTCCCCGTCCTTGGCAAGATGTCCCAGCGGATCGCGCAGTTGTAGATGAACTTCATCAGCACGATCATCCGGTTGCAGGTGCCGGCGGCGTAGCCCTTGTCCAGAATGCCGTGGTGGAAAGCCACCACATCCGAGCGGCTGATGCGATTCATCCGGAACTCAGCAAACACCGGCAGGATGTGACAACGCAACATGATCTCGTCGGTTTCCCAACTGCGCTTCCGTGTCTTGGCGTAGGGTAGATAACGCTCGGCCACAAAATCCCCAAAGGTCGGCACATCGCGAAACCGGTGACTCTCCAGCTTCGGATCGCCACCCTCGATCACCATCATCAGCATCTTGTGCGCCTTGGCCCGGGCATCCGACACCGACACCTCATCCGCACGCCCCAGACTTTGGAAGCGCAACTTGCCCATTGCGTCCCGATAGCGGAAATAGAACGTCGCCCCGCCACTGGCACGCAACTCCAGCAAGAAGCCACGAATCTCCGTATCAGAAAACGTTACCGCCCCGGACGCGGGCACCAAGCCCGGCAGCGAAGCCACAAATTCAGTCGTCAATGCACACGTTGGCATGCGTTTCTCCTTTAAACACCACGCAGCCATGCTACGATACAATGCGCCGCAAAGGACACAAAAAGCATCCTACGGAGCAACTAAACATACGAAAGAGGAATGGCCATGATTGACGGAAGACAAGTGCGCGCGGCGCGCGCCATGCTTGGCTGGAGTCGCGAGGAACTGCTCGATGCCGCAGGGATTTCCATGTCGGCACTGTTGCGCCTGGAAGGCGCCCTGGCTGATACCCGCATCTCGACCTTGAGCAAGGTAGTGCGAACGCTCAATCAGGCCGGCATCGAGTTCGTCAGCCGCGAGGATGGGGCGATTGGGGTGATGATGCGGGTGAAGTAGGGACGATCTGCGAGTGGCCGTCTGGCCGGTCAGTGTCAGGCAGCAGTGATGGCTGGCAAAATTCTGTCAGTGCTCGATATCGCTGTTGTCGATCTCGTCGAAGCCGATCATCGGGTCGTGCAGGATCACTTCATAATCGCGGCCGCCATAGAAGACGCCGATGATGGAAACCACCGCATCGTCCACATCGAAAGCAATGACCAGTCGTTTCTTGTAGTTCGTGATGCGCAAGCCGGGCCGCACATCATCACGTCGCGTACCGCGATGAGGAAACGAGCAGAGGCTCTCGCAATAACTGACAATCGCATCAAGATAGCGAGCGGCCACTTCGGGTGACGCCGCTGCGGCAACGTAGTGGTAAAGCTCCGCGAGTTGCTCTTCAGCCTCTGGGCTGAAAACCACGCGCCAGTTCATTTTGCCTTGGTGTGTTCAGTAGCCAGACGGGCTCGTATCTGATCGGCGCTGACTGCACGTGCCGGATCAGCTTTCAGCGCGTCATAGGCGGGCCCAACCACACCGTGCAACCAGTTCTCTACCACGCGATCCCGGGCCATCAGGGTGCGCAGGCCATCACGGATGACTTCGCTTTCGCTGGCGTATTCACCTGCGCGTACTTTGGCCTTGACCGCATCGGCCATGTCGTTGGGCAAAGTGATGCTCATTTGTTGAGTGGTGCGCATGGCGACCTCCGCATGGTGTGTAGGATTGAATCCTACCACCCCATCTGCAACCTCGTCCAACCAACTGCCCTGCACGTTCCCCAAGCATGCCATCAAAGGCACAAATCCTACTCAGTGGGGCACAATAGTGAGATCAGCAACCGCATCATAAAAGCAATAAAACGTGCCCTGAAGAGAAAATAAAGCGCCTTTTAGGATGTATGCATGTTCCTGTTAGGAAGTTGTTAGGACGGAAACGCATCCAAAGGCCTCTATATAGAAAGGGAGTGCGTCTAACGCTTTGAAAAGAAAAGGATAATATCTGATTGGAGTGAAAGTCTGCCTTTTGCGTTAGGAAGTCGTTAGGAACTGGCCGAAAAACGCGCTTATAAAGTCGCGTATGTGTTTGATAAGACACAAAACACGTCGGTAGCGCGCTATTACCCTCACTACGGGTGCGGACACGATGCCGGGTCTGAAAGGTAGTGCTGGTACAGACTCCACCAGCGGCAACGACATCATCAACGGCTACCTGAACTACGTTTCTGGCGCTCCTGGTACGGGCACAACTTACTCTGCATCTGACGTGATTGATGGCGGTGCTGGAACAGATACCCTGCACTTGACGATCGAGGGAGCCTTGGCTACTGGCACAAAAGCACTTCCAGTTGCCACCATTGCGAACGTCGAAAAGGTCTATGTTCGTAACGTTGGCGTCGGGGCTACCCCGGCCACTGATATCATCACCGTTAATGCCGACAACATCCCGGGCATGACCGAGTTCTGGGTTGATCGTTCTACAGCTGTGGTTGGTGTAACTAACCTTGCTACGGGTGCTACTTTTGGCGTCAAGGGTAATGGCACGGTTAGCAACTATAACAGCCTGTTCGGTTACAAGAGCGATACCGCTGCGATCACCATCGCAATTGCTGATGGCGTTAAAGCCGGCAACATTACCGGCAACTCGACAACTGGCACCGACGCCGCAACCACTGCAACAATCACCTCGACTGGTGCGGCTAACACAGTGGGTACTGTTGATCTGATTGACACTACTGCAACCCTGACGTCGCTGACCATTGATGCAGCGACCAACCTGAAGGGTGTGATTGCAGGCCAAACTCAGAATGACTTCGCTGCCAACTCAACCCTGACGGTCAAAGGTGCCGCTGCCTCCGTCGAATTGACGGCAGCACTTGCTAACAATATCAAGACCATCGACGCTTCTGGAATGACTGCAGGTGGCCTGACCGCTATTCTCGGCACAGGTGTGACCGCCTTTACGGGTGGTGCTGGTGCGGATGTCATCACTACGGCTGCTACCACTGCGACCGGTGCAGTCATCAGTGGCGGTGCAGGTACCGCTGACATCCTTGATCTGGCCAGTACGAATGATGTAACGACCTCCGCCAAGGCTGGTCAGTACACCAACTTCGAGATTCTCCGCAACTCCAAGGCTGATACAGCAGTCGATGCCTCCTTGTTCACTGGCATTACCAGTGTTCAATTGAATGCTGATGGTGCTGGATTCCAGAAAATGACGGCTGAACAAGCTGCCAATGTGACAAACCGTACGAACAACACCACGGCTACCCTGACATTGGCCAGCGCGGCTGGCACCAGCGACGTTCTGACGGTGACACTGAATAACCCGACAACGACCCCGACTTCGGCTGACCTGACTAACGTTGATATAACCGGGTTTGAAACGATGAATATCGTTTCCATCAGCGGGAGTGCGTCCGACAAGAGCGCGGTGAGCTTCAAGAGTGGTGGCGTTGCAAGCCTGAAGACGATAGCGGTCTCCGGTGCGAACCACTTGAACCTGAGCTTGGCCAACACCGTAAACGCGGTTACTGTTACCTCCACCCAAACCGGCACTGCCGTTCTGGATGTGGCGGGTGCGGTTGTCAAGGGCTCCTCGATCACCACCACCGCCAATGCCGATACGATCGAAACTGGCACTTCTGCAATCACTGGCACCTCAGGCGATTTTGTTACCTACGATGCCGGTGCTGGCAACGACAGCATCATCTCCACGGTCGCTGCGATCAACAACATCAGTGGCTCCAACGGCTCCGTTAAGATCGACGGTGGTGCGGGTACCGACACCCTGACCATTATCAATGGCGGTCATACCTATGTGGACGGAAACTTCCAGTTCCTGACCAACATCGAAAAGATCGTTCTTCACAAAACCGCAGCGACGGCAGCTACAACCGCGATTTCTCTAGAGGGTGGTGGTCATTTCAATACCAACTTCAAGACCCAGGGCATTGAAATTGTCGCGATCACCACGGGCAACGTGGCAAACACGATCAACGTCGGCAGCACGTTTGAAGGCAATGCCAAGATCACGCTGACGGCAAATAACGCAACGACTAATGCCAAGGATCAGACGGTGACCACGGGTTCAGGCAATGACACGATCACGGTTTCAGCAACCGGTTTGACCACCGGTGAAGTGCTCATTTCCTCGGGTGCCGGCAATGATACGATCAGTGTTACCTTCGGTACTGCACTGACTAGTAATAGTGCCAACATCATCAACGGTGGCGCAGGCCAAGACAGCATCACCTTTGCGGGAGTTGCTGCGACTGACAGCTTGTACATTTCCGTTGGCATCGGCGCAGGTCACTCCACGCTCGCTGCTTACGACACAATCACCGGTTACAAGCAGACAAACGGCGGCACAAACCTCGGCATGAAGCTGGACTTCGATGGTTCTGCTGACAAGGCGGCGCAAGTCACATCAGGCGCAGTGGCAGGTTACACCTCTGGTGAGCTGACCTACTCGGTGAGCAGTACGGGTGTCTTGAGCTTTACCGGCACATCGGCAGCGGCATTGACCAACGCAACCAAGGCAACCATTGCCCAGACCGTGATTACTGCAGCAGACGCGGTGGTGGTATGGACTGATGGTACCGATGCATGGGTGTTCCATAACGATGCGAACGGTGACTCGCTGGTCAAGCTGGCTGGTATCACCACAGTTGATGGTGTTAG